AGTATTTACTTTGTATTAGTATGTTGTATCGAAATTTCATCATTTAATTCAACTTCGTCGTCGAACGTGTCGTCTTCGAAATCATAATCTTCTTCAACATAGCTATTTAGCGTTCTCATACCACCAGTTTTTTTGCCACTGGCATGTTTTCTATGCTTCCCCGAACGACCAGAGGGAGTATCGTCTTCATAACGACTAGATTTTTGGTTATTGTACGTCTTACCCATGATAATTACGCAAGTTCTTCCTTAAACGACTCGAAGATTTTACTAAGTTTGATTTTATCGTATTTCACGAAGCCAGTCAACTTTGTAACACGCCTTAACTCATCTTCCCAGATATATTTCACTGTTGGCATGTCTTTCCAGTTGTCAATAATTGGATGCATGTCATCAATGATTCGTAAAGTCTCAATAGAGACCTTTCCACCAACAAACATGCTGAGTAAAACAGGATACTCTCCATTGTTGAACTCAAAAATGCTGTTGTAGGGTAATTTATTCATCTCTACGTGAGTGATTAGTGAAGCTAAGTCATCAATGAACACCTTGGAGATACTTTGTTTGCGTCTCTGCCACTCGAAGTGGTTATCTTCTGATTCTTTACCAGCATAGATGGCTGCGCCAGCACCATATGCAAAGTTGGAGACAAAGAACTGGATAATGTCGCGATCGTTGTCGTACTTGTTCGCCAGTTTCTCAAAAATGTACCTGTCGTTACGTGCGTTGAACGATTCGCGAGTGCCACGAACATTTCCTCGGTTCTCGAAGACATTAAACTTATCAGTGGTGAAGTGTAACTTGATGGCTAGGTAATAACGATATGCTTTAAATCCATCCACGGTGAAATCCTACACGTCTAGTTGCGCTTGTTTTGGTAAGTAGTTTAACTCCCGAAAATCCATCTCAATCTTGTCTTTGAGAGACTTATTAATAAGTGATGAGACGTCTTCGGGTTCTAAGAAATTTTCTTTACAGTATTCGAGAACAGCGTCCATGTAATTAACACGTTTTTCACGGACAATGCTCTCGATGTGAAGGGAAAACTCGTTTGCGGTTTTAAACATTCTGTTTGGATATCCAATAGTCAATATTGCGAAGGTCTTGGCATAGTTTGCCGTACTCGCTGTGTTTCTTTTTATAAAGTTGCCAGATAGGGGTGTTAGGGTTCTCTGGATCCATCTTACGTTCGAACTTATCCAAGAACATAGTGAAGAATTTATCTAGCTTCATACGTTCAGCCAAGAGTTGGTTGCGTTGTTCGATCAATGTAGTCATATTATACCTTAGGGATGGTTGGAAAACAAATTATTTACTCAAGAACTTTTGCAAGACGATTTTGGATTCTTCGTAGTCAGAAAATTCCAGAGCCTTCTCGATGATTCGTTCTTTTAGGTCAACAAGCATAGCGTACTCTTGGTCAACAGAGCCATCACTGTAAACGTGCTCCCATTCACCATCGGGACGCAACCTTATTTTAAGTAGTTTCTTGTTCATTAGTTTCTCCGCATGGTTGCAATTGCAACAGCTTCCTCGTCAGAGAATACTGGTACAGAATTAGACTTGTGCATAGTGCCAATACCTTTGATCTTATCGCCAGTGTAACGTGGTGATTCTTTCTTAGCGCATGGACCACCAGTGAATGGTAGACTAGCAATCTTTTGTGTTTCACGGATGAAGGGTTTAGGTGCACTGAGTGGCTTCACAGCTTTCAGTGGCTTCTTCGGTTCGTATTTCTTCATCATCTTTTCCCATGATGCATCCAACTCGCGTTGCTTCGCTGTTGGTTTACGTTTCTTAGCTTTACCGAGTGAAGTGTGTAACATCTGCATGGTTCTATTATACCTTATTAAGCGTTGCAAGTCAAACCACGAAACCAGTGGTGTCTTTCTTAGCTTTACCCTTGGCAACTAAACCAACGATAACATTCTTCTCGTCCAAGAAGCGAAGGTCTGTCTCATCACCGTTGATGACTTTCCAACCCAAGTGTTTTGCAGGCAACTCTTTCTTGAACACAACTGCAATATTCAAGCCAGCTGCCTTAGCTGCCATAACATCGTTCAAGTTGCCATCGGCGTTGGAGAAGGTCAGGTGATAGTTCTTGATGTCGCCAGTCTTGCGTCCGAGAACCTTAGTGTAGTCGTAGAATTGAACGTCTGGGAACATTTGAAAGATGTTTTTACCATCAACAACTTCGTACTTTTCCCATGATAGGTCAGAAGTACCATTCAAACGAAACGCTGGAATCATGTCTTTCTTCTCAGCTTGCTTGATACCCAGTTTGATGTCCTTGACCAAGTCAGCCATGAATGCATCGCGTTGTTCGAAAAACATTTTCGTCTTGCGGATACGTGCTTGTTGAATCGCGTTGGTGGTTTCACCAGTTTTGTACATACCACCACGACCAGCAGTGTTAAGGCAAGCAGCTGTGCAACCAGCAGTACGTTTTGGGCAGACTTCTTTACCAGATAGATCAGCTGGAGCAAGGTGGAGAACGAATGACAGATAACCTTGCTTTTCACCCTTCATCAACTTGGGGTTGCCAGTGCTCAAAATCTTCATAATTTCCTCTTTCATTCAACGATAGAGTAATTATTGCTCATTTTGCGATTAAAGGCAACAACTAAATTGAAAAACCCCACAAAAAGTGGGGTTATTTCACAAAGTAAACCGAAAGTTTTACTTTTTAGAGGGTAGAGACTGTTGCATAGTGTAGGTTAGACACAGGTTAGTCGTCCCATCGCTATAGGCGCATTTTACGGCTAGAGGGTCAATTCCCTTTGCAATAGCAGCGTCAATATTCTTCTCGATAGACTTCATTTCGTTGTATTTGTAAAAAGTGATTGAGCCCATGAGCACAGACAAACACAGCGTAACACAAAAAGCGAACATCTTTTCCATTTTAGTTTCCTTAAGCTAGATCTTTGACGTCATCACACAAACCGAGTTTCTTGGCTTCTGCTGGGCTCAACCAGACGTCTTGTGGTGGTAGTAAAACCTCACGAATCTTCGCTTCAGTCAAGCCAGTACATTTTTTGTAGTGAGCAATCATCTTCTTTGTCGTTAGGTCAAACTCTTTCACGGTAGCGAACAGTTCGTGTTCTTTACCAATAGCACCCCATGAGTATTGGTGTGATAAAATTGATGTGTTCGGTGTCAAGAGGCGCAAACCTTTATCACCAGCAATGAAAATCATCAATCCAGCAGAAGCAATCTGTCCAAGACCGATTGTTCGCACTGGGATAGCAGAGCCACGCATAACATCAATCAATGCGAACGCAGCATTCAAATCACCACCTGGACTTGTGATCAACAGGTTCAACATCTCTGGTCGTTCTTCAGCGAAGTTAGCTTCAAAGATCCACTCAACTGCTTGCTTACAGCTTGCCAGAGAAATTTCTTCCATCATTAGAAAGAACGAGTGGCGTGAAGCGTCCTCTTTCAATTGTAAATTCATCTTGTGCATCATATGCGATCTCTTTCTTTATAAAAAATATGTCTACCAATTTTAGTAGTCTGTTCAAGACCCTTCCAGCGAGGGTTTACGTAATCAGCGTGGTAGAACAATGCACCATCAGTGATATCTTTTAGTTTCTCGTAGTTGGCGTACACATGTAACGCTACTTGCCTTGCCTGCGAGTAAACTTCTTCCTTGGCAGTTTTCTTCTTTTCACAGAACCATGTAAACTGACAAGTAGATCTTACCTTTTGTTTGACTACAGAGCAAATATCTTTTGGGTATCGTGGGTCTTGTAAACGATTCAATGTTACAAGAGCAACAGCAACCTTACCATCATGCGGTTCGTGACCAGCTTCATAGTAGATATTGTCTGCCAGACAATCAACTTGTCTTTGAGACTCTTGGGTTAGAGAGTTGTATGTTATCTGGATAACCTTCTCACGAGGAATTGCAGATGACGCGAGCACCAATAGGCTTGTAGCCAAAATGGTTAGAATAATAGTTACACGTAAGTGCATAATTATCTCCTTAATTAGTTAAGGGTGCAGTGATCCTGCACCCGATCCCGTATCAGGTGGACTTTTTGCTAGTCTTTGTATCTTGTGGGAGTTGTGAGACGAAGCCGTTTAGTTGTGTTGCCTTTGCGACAACATCAGCTTCAGTCGGATAGCTTGGCAGTGCTGGGTGCTCAGGAGGAGCAGAGCCATTGTGTCGGGCATTTTCTACCTTAACGTGCCAATCTTGAGACACTTGTTCTTTTTTACCGTAGTATTCTTCAACAAGCATATCTTTCGCCATTTTTAAAAGTTCGAGGCGAATTTCGAACGGTGTCATGTTAGACATAGATTTCTCCTTGTGTTGTGTGAGTGTAGTGGGTACTTTTAACGACGATACCCAAGTCGCTTCCCATCCCTGAGAATAGAATTATTTAGTGTCTTCTGCTTTTTTCTTTTTAGGAATTGGCTTGTTTGCGGATGGAGGTGCTTTATCGCAATTCTTATCCTTCAACATGTCACAATTCTTCTTGGCAGGTGCTTTCTTCTGCTCAACCTTCGGCTTGTCGTTTTGGACAGCTTTAGACACATCAGCAAAAGTGAGTGTTGAGAAAGAAAGTGCTAATAGAACTAATAGGTGTTTCATTCAGGTTTCCTTATGAAGTTAATTGTTACATCAGAGTGAGTCAATAGGATTCTTTCCCAGTTGATTCTCCAATGTTTGATACGTTGCTTCTCAGAAGAAGCATTGTGGTCATTAACATACTTATTCGTAGAACTTTCAACAGTATCTTCGAAATACGAATCACACCCATAGATGTCGATGCTAGTGGCACCGTTTCTAATCAGCGTTTCTGCAGCTTGATGACCAGCATTATAGAACTCTGGAGGTTTCGGTAATAAACCGAGAAACTTGCCATGCTCTAAAATGTATTTCCTAAATTTGATCTCATCTGCAAACCTCCATGCCTCTACGCTGAACAGACATGGAGTGGTTATTGATTCACGCATAGCTGCCCAGTAAAGAATGACGTTTCTGTCAATGATGACAGTGGCATCTACTGGGTGCTCAGTGATATTACAACCCATCACATAATCATAATCTAAATCAACGTACTGGTCTTGACTTGGACCATTACAGATGAGAGCAGTTTTCATCGAGCAATAGCCATGATGTGTTCTTCGTCAATCATTGCACGCTCAACATCACCAATCTTAACTGGTGCGCACTTACCCCAATCCAAAATGATTTTGTCGCCGACAGCAACCTTTGTAACTTCAGAACCAACTGCTAGTACGCTGGCAAATCTTGTTTCGCGAACAGATGTGGCACCTTCTAAGATGATGCCTGATTCAGTCTTACGCTCGACTTTATGTTCTGCGATGTAAACCTTCTTGTGTAGTGGTTGAATTTCCATAATATCCTCAATGTAAAATAAAAATGGTAGGTTATTCTGTTACGAGGAAACCTACCGAAACCCTAAGCAGTGATTAGGCTGCTAATGCGAAAACGTTGTCGTTTGCATTTACTTAGTTTGCTTGATTTACGGTCATCGCCTACCGTGTTGCCGTCTCTACTATCTACCCCTGTCGAAACCATGGCATCCCCATCAAAAGAAAACTTCATTGCCATGTTCATCACATAGCATTGTATACATATCCTGTTGACCAACAAACCGATACACTTTGATAGAGTTCATTTCTATCTCAGTTAAAATCATTCGTTCTCCGTGAATTGTTTTACCAGCACGAATAACTTTTACGATTTGGTTATCTCTAGTTTTTGCAAATAATTTCATAATTTTCTTTTGGTGGAGATGGCGGGAGTCGAACCCGCGTCCAGAAGTCCTTCGCTTTGAAGGGATTACAACAATATTAGTATTTATTATACACCATGTTTGTACTTGTAGTCAAGTCTCAATTTCTTGAAACCACCAATCCAGTTATCGCGTTTCTCAATGAACCATCGAGGATCGTCGTTATCAACAGCCATGATAACTACAAGGCGACCAATTGGAATTCCAGTACGTTCTTCGAACGCAACAGAGTAT